GAGCGTTGTTGCTCTGGCCAGGGTTTAGCGTCCCCGTACGCGCCGTTGGTGACTGGCTCACGTCATTATCATCGGTCCCTGGAGGCTTACGATTCCCACTGTCTGGGCAACAGTTGATACTGCCCCGCCGGACCTTGTCTTAAAAATGGCTTTGCTGGGATTCCATTCTACACAGCGAGAATAAAAGAAAGAAGTATTCGGAGATACCGTATGATACCCGAAGAAAATCCAAAGTCGAACGGAAAACATTAAACATTATTGAAGACAACAGAATGGAAATCTGCACCTATTATGTGCCCTGCGGGGATTGTAAGGTGTGCCTTGATACCCTTGAACCGAACCACTTTCGGTCTGAAACTAACCACCCTGTTGACGCTACTCTATATCAGCGCTTGCGTTTCGCAAGTGACCTACTCGTGCATGTCGATTACGATGCACCTGAGGTCCCGTCTTTGTACGGTACTAGGCTGAGAGATGTGAGGGGTGGGGGAGTAAGTTTGCCCGGAGTCGCTGCTCCGTCCTCGTGTAGTGCGATTAAGTTCTGCGCAACGGGGGCGGTTTGGGGCCGTGTGGGAGCTAGTGGTAAGGCTAAAGAATTCCGATACGTCAAGGAATCAAAACGAAAAAGACGACTCTTTATGAGAGCTGCTCGCTCTGTTCGTAAGGAGAAGGAGAACGTTGAACCGGTGGCAGAAAAACCCGCTTCGGGCTCGCGGAACAGTTATTCCAACATGTTCCAGCCTCTGGCGGATTTGACTTCTTGCACCAGATCAGAGAAGTTGAGATCCCAGGCCCTCCGTCTGGCATCTCATCTTTCCTCTGAGCTTGGTGTTCCCACCGATACAAGTCTTTTACGTGACGAAATTCAGTGTGGAGAGTTAAGGAAGGCAGTAAGGGAAATGATGCCGGAAAAACTCAATGAAATACAGGAATTGAGCGTGAAGACGTGTATGAAAGTTGAACGTTCCGTTTGCAAGTACTGTGAACCAAGATTTGCTGAGAAGATTAATGAGTGGCGTGATTTTCTTTCTCAGCCGGTTAAGGTCAGTGATAGTCATCTGGAAGCATTCCGCAAAACTTTCAGATCAAATATTCCACCTAGGTGGAACACTAGACCTGGTCCTTTTATTCCGAATGGCAGTGCTTCTCTTTTCCATTCAGTCAAGACTGGAGGTAATTGGAACGAGGAACCATTTTCTGATAGGTGTCGTGCGGCCTTGGTCTTTTCGAAGGGAAAACCGAGGATCGTCACCTGTTATTCCTCCCATAATACCGAAGTGTTGACTCCTCTTCACTCTTCCCTCTATAGTTTCCTAGGTGACATGGGTTGGCTTCTCGTAGGAGATCCAACTGAGGAACATGTCTTATCTTTGAATGGTAGTGGTCCTTTTAACAGTTTTGACTATACTGCTGCCACTGATTCAATTAAGAAGGCCTACGTGCAGGCTGCCATAGGTGAACTTATAGACGCAGCGGTTGACCTGGATGACGAACAGATCCGGTGTCTCCGTGTCCTTGGTGATCTTCGTCTCTTCGACCTGGAGACTGAGATTTCGGGTTCTGACTATCCGGAGGGATATCAGGACTTCAACCGGGGACAGCCTATGGGAAGTGTGATGAGTTTCCCTTTGCTTTGTCTCATCAATAAAACGTGTGTTGATATGGCTCTGACTGATCTTTTACTTGCCAATAAGATCAGCTTTGCGGAGTGGTCGGCACATCGTTGTAAGATAAATGGAGACGACCTTCTGATTCGCGAACCTAAGGAGAGGTCCGATCTTCGTTCACTGATCATTCTCCACGGAGGTGAGATTGGTCTTACGGTGAATGAAGAGAAAAGCATGGTATCTACGGAACTTGCTGAGATTAATTCAACTCTCTTTTCGTCTCGTGGTCAATTTAAAGAGAAAAAGACCAACGCCTCCGCGATCTACATGAAACCCGACACGCAAGATGTACTTGGGCTGGCTTACGAGTCATCGAGGACTGTCTCGGGTTTCAGGACCGTGGTGAGGGCGAACGCGCGGTTGTTGTCTCTTCAGGAGGAAAAGCATTTGGAAAGACTTCCATATCCTTTCGTAGCGGCATGCCGCAAGGACCGGAAGATAAGGAAGGCCTTGCTTTCTGTTCCTGAGGGTTCTCGATCTCAGGTCGACAACATCTTTCCCGTGGTACCAAGGCCTCCGGGTTATTGTGTATCACGTGAGAGGGAGATTGAGATCCTCAACAGTGAAGTAAAGCGATTAAGGTCGCAGGGAATTGCACTCAACATAAGAAAAGCTGAACAAAAAAGAAAGAAAAAGAATGTGTTGATTGCCGTACCCGGCCGTAAGTCTTGGAGATCTTTGCTTCTTCCCCGGCCAAAAAAGGCTCCGACGGTACTGTCGGTCCTTGACAAGGAATATTGGCTGTCTGTGAAGGAGGAGGGTCTCCTTGATGAGGATGTGACGGATCCTCTTGTCGATAATTGGTTCTCGTTTCACGACGAGAGCCTTTTTGATAACAAGATCGAGATGTTGCTATCCGCAATGAAGTCCTGCGGGATTAGCTCGA